TATTCTCTAAAGCCACTACACGCTCTACAAGTGGCTTGTCATTATAGACGGTATCTTTATCAGGCTTTTGTTTTAAAGCTTCAATATCGGCTGAAATATGGCTTATTTCGGTACGCTCAACTTTGTTTGCTAGTTCTTCCTTTGTAGCAAAACCGCTTGTATCAATTTCAGGTTTCGTTTCTAGCGCTTGCAAACGTCGTACGATTTCAGAATCGTCATAAGTTGCGCCCTCTACATGAATATTCTTGATCGCTTCTTCTAGTTCAGCTTTCGTTACAATATCCGTTAAGGCTACAATGCGTTTAGTGTCTTTCTCGATGATAGGCAATTCGCTGTGCTTGTCAATTTCTGACACACGAACGCCAAACGAGAATTTCAGAATGTCCGCAGATTGCACTACTTTTTCAGCATAAACAAAGCCGTCAACGATTTCATCTGTTGTAATTAGACTGGTATCAAATGGGATAGATGCGAGATTATCTTCTACCGTTCCGATAACTTCCAAAAACCGATTTGTGGTTTTAAAGTGGAATAAGACGATAACTTTTTCAGCGTTTACGTTATTCAGTCGTAACTCGATGAATGCGTTGTTTTTATCGTGTGAATAAAATTCCTCTTTCACTCTATCCGCATTATCTCGGACGTTGACACAAACGCCAGTTTGTCGTTTAATAATTTTTTTCAAAGGTTGCCCCCTTTCATACAAAATAAAAAGGAAGCCTTATGGCTTCCCTTTTCTAATCTTCGCTTGGCTCGTGATATTCAAGCGCCCTGTCACTATCTGTGATGCCGGCAGTCGTTGGATCAGTAACCACTCCCAAAAGAACCAAGATATAAACAAATGTATTCACACCGTTTTGAATATTTTGTGGAATTTCAAGCCCGAATTGTTGAGACATAAGGAATACCGCTCCTAATAAAGCGATAAGTGTTACTTTGTTTTGTAGACGTAGTTTCCAGTTAATTTTATTCATCATCATTCTCCTCTTTGATTTCTAGTTTGAGAAATTTCTCAAACAATATTTTTATAGCACCGTTTCCACCCAATTCGACATAGCTTTCATAAAGTTTTGAAAGTTCTTCGATTTCATGCTGACTTGTCTTTCCACGTCGTATTGCTTTTTTTAGGTTTTCTTGCAATCGAAAACGTTGTAACCGTTGCAAGCCTTTCCCAATAATCGTTAGGTTTCGTTGGTTATCTTTCCCAATCTCTTCCACGCTTGAGACTGACTTCTCAAGGGTATCAATTTTATTCGATAACCCCTCAAGGCGTTTGTCAGCTTCTTTTGATGTTTTTGTACTCTTGAATGAAAAGTAGCTTGGAATGATAACGACTAGAACGGGCGTAAGCTTATCTATTAAAGTTAGAAAGTCCAATCTAACCACCCTCTTTCTAAAATGGATGACTATTGAACGGGTTGAGTTTCTAACTCGCTAGAAGGTTTTTCTTGTTTAGGTTCTGTCCACTTCCAAACGCCCAACTTGCCATTTTGTTCAAGGTCTGCAAGTTGTTCAAGTGTTTGTCCTTGATATGTGAAAGGCTCGTTGACTTGAATCATGACACGCTTACCTTCTTGAAATTTTTCAACATAGTTAGGATTTTCAAGCGTGAAGATTTCTTGTGATTGGTAAGTCTTGCCAGTCTGACCAAGGTCAACTAATTCAAGTCCACGCTTGAAAACAGTAGGGTCTAGTGGATTGTCCGTATCAGTCACACGAGCCAACACAGCCCAGTCTGCAACTGCTTTAACTTCAGCAATCTTAGCATCTTTTTGCGCCAATTTTGCTTCATAGTCTTGTGCTTGCGTTTGCAAGTCTTCTTGTAGTTTCTTCACACCCTCTGCTGGATTGAACTCAGTCGTTACTTGAGCGATAACCGCTTTAATCAAATCTTCGTCTGACTCGTTCACACGGTTACCAATCAACACACGGTCAAAAGCCGTATATGGTGCTTCTTGACGAATAGCTACGAATGTGCGGTTGTTTTCTTGTAAGTATTTGTTAACAATAATAAAAGTCATGTTTTATCCTTCTTTCTGTTCTTCTGCTACCTTGTCAAATAGAGCCTTTAACTCATCATTTGACTGCAAGACCTTGTTTACTTTTTCAAGCTGTGCTTGCGTTTCAGTCTGTTTGTTTTGAGCCTCTTCATAAAGAGCCTTATAATTTGCGCATTCAATCGTTTTGTTTGCGAATTGAACGACTAAATCATTGATGATTTTATCTGTTGTGTTCATTTTTGACCTTTCTTATTTCCATTTTGAATAATAGCCACGGCTATAATTACCTGGAACTGCTGCAAGGTTTCTGAAATTATCGTAAATGTCGTTTAAAATATACGATAATCGGACACCTTGGATAAGGATTTCATCAACGCCTGAAATGGTGTTAGTATCCGTTTCAATAGCTAGTTCTCTCAAGCCAGCTTGGGCGCTCTGATTGAATGTTATCCTTCGCCCATACATATTAATAGCACTTTGAATTCTGTTCCCTGTTCGGCCATTCCAAATTTGAAGACCTGCGGATGTATGATCCATTTGTTGCAAACCATTTCGATTACTTAGCAAGGCCGTGTATGAACCCTCAACACCGTTGATATTACCAGCACCAAAAACCAAATATTGTAATGGACGGTTTGGAAATTGGTTTTTAATACCTACACCGTGCCCGTTCATCTCTAACCAACCTGTCTGCAAATCAAAATCAGTAATATTGTTTAGAGAGGAAAGTTTACCGCCTTTAATAATGTTTGCCGTCAACCCTTCTGTGACAATGTTTTTTGCTGAAATATTGATAATATTAGCCTTGCTTGCGTCAATTTCGCCGATGTGAGCCGTACCAATCTGAGCGTTGCCGATCATGGATTTTTTAATCACACCGTCTTGGATATAAGTCTTTTCACCTACGGCAACAAGGGCATCATTGATACGAACCGAACCGTCTTTATTCAAATTCAACTGTCCGAGGATATCGCCGGCATTGTTCAAGGTTTTGACTGACCACGAATTAGAAAGCTGTGTGACTTGCGTACGTGTTGCTTCCAAACCTTGAGCAATCTGTACTGCTCTTGCTTGTGCGTCGGTAGCAAGTCCTTTAGCTTCGTCTGTGATTTTATAAGCTTCGTCAAATTGGCTTGGCTTGTATGGTCCAGTTCTTGAACCACGAACCAAGATAGGCTCTTTGAACTCAATCCAACCATTCTTAGCGAGGAAGATATAAAACGGATAGTTTTTATCTTCACCAAAAGCAAAATCCTCTTGCATGGTAAAAGTTTTTTGGAACTCTTGCCATTCGTCAAGTGGTGGTCTATTTTCACCAATGTTAGCCCATGTAAGTGTTTTATTTAGTCCGTGGTTTTTGACGTTAAAAGCGAAAGAAACATCTGGATATTCTCTGATACGATACTTAAATCCAAGCGTGTAGGTTTCATTTTTATATACTTTCTTGACATAAATAGGTAGTGAAAAACCTGACCAGTTATAACCAGTAAGACCTTCTGCCTTGATTGTGAAAATACCATCATTAACAGAAATATCAGCTTTAGGATTATCATTCCCGACAAGTGTGTGCTTGTTCATCGTCAATGAATCGACAATCAGATTGTTATCATCCGTTACATACTTTCCGACTTCCGTCTGAAAGATTTCGCTACTCATAACAAGCCGTGAAGCATTTCTCGAAATATCACTCTCTGAACTACCTAAAATTCGCTCGTATAGTTGAGCGGTTTCTTTGACATGTTGGAAATCAACGTTATTGACCTTGCCAGCGACTTGACTTGTAATGTCCGCAATACGTCCGTCTATGCCTTGCTTATATTCTGCAAATTTGGCTTCATTATCTCTTGTGATTGCTTCAAAACGCTGGTTTGTTCCTTCGACATTTTCTGTAAAGGTACTTTTTGAAACATAATCTCTTGATATTGTTTCACGAACAGCAGTAACCTGACTTTCTGTTTCTTCTCTGACAGAGCGCTTTAATTCATTTTGAGTATATAATAATTGACTTTCAGTTATGAAGCTATTTTGTGCTTGGTTTTTAAAATCATCAAGACTTTGTCTTGTTGTATTAGCTAACCCTTCTACTTCTTTGACTAAATCAGCGCTTGTACCAGCTTTTTTAAGGGCTTCTTCTGCTTTTGCTTTAGCTTCATCAACTCCCGAAAGATTGAGATTTTCAAAACGCTTGCTGATTTCGTCAATAATTTCTTGGTCTGTGTTGCTCCGGATGACTTCTTCCCAAACTTCACCCGTCCACCGTAACATGATTGTCTGCCCTTCGTGTTCAGGGTTTGGTTTGAACCATATATCATTGATACCGACTTTTCCAGCGTGTGCTTTAGTCGGATCATTCGCACCGTACCAGTTACGGTTTAGACCGTTTGGAGTTGGTAAAAAATCAGGTAGATTTTTAAGTAAGCTGTTGAAGTTATTTGAGATCAGCTCATCTGCTTTCTGACTAGCGATATTTTGGATTTTAGCTTCGTTACTTTCTGAAATCCTATCGCCTAACTTGATATCGCTTGATTCGTTATTTAAACGGTTGAACGTGATTTCAAAAATACGGGTATCATAATCTAGCTTCTTATCGTGTCGTACAACTCGGATAGTGTCGCCGATATTTACGCCTTTTAGGTAAACTGTTGATGTTTTCAAGGTCAACTGTGGACGTGAAGCATTTACTAACTGCTCGTAGGTTCGACGAATTAGAACGTTAGCATCTTCTTCTTCTTCAAAGACTGCAAAGCCAACTTTTGCTCGCATTGTTCCGTCAGCGTTCTTGATGCCGTAGCGCTTCGTCATTTCGGGCAGTTCAACGTATTTCTGCCCTTTTGGTTTGTCAACTGGTGCGCCTTTTGCTTTCTCCCAAACGACATCCTCAAAGGTCACTCTGCGCCCATAACCAGCGTGTCCGCCTTCGTCACTTGGTGCGCTGACTTCTTCACCTTTACCACGTCCAATAAGCGCAGTAAATAGATTGGTGCGCTCTACCTCTTGCAAGATTTGAAGCGCATTGTGTCCATAAACAACACGCTTTCCAGTAGCTTCACCTATTTTCTGCTTAAAATCAATGTATCGTGCGCCGATTTTGTTTCCGTTCATTTCAACGAAAAACTGCATTTCTAAATTCCAAACTTGGCAGACTTTTTTCAAAGCTTCAAATGTTGAAATATAGTAAAAATTTGTTGATCGTTGACTTGTTTCACTAACAAATCTAGCTTGCCAGTTAGTACCAGCAAGCAATTCATTAATAACAGGTCTAGCAAATGTATTCTTTGGTCGCTTGTCTAAAACAACTGATTTTCTTAATTCTTCAATACCTGACTGAACGCCAATCAAAGTAGTAAGTTTCTCCGAGAATTTTTGCGCAATGTAGAAAAAGTGGAATTTGTGCGCATCGTCGATTGATTGAATAGCCATATATTCCACTTGTTCCAATTCTTGCGCCGTCAAGTCTTTCATTTCAACGGTCAAGCGATCTGATACATATTTTTCAGTCGTTAACGTGAATTTTTGGAGGGCTGACTTGATCGCATCTTTTTTTACGAGTTTGATTAGGTTTTCGTTTTTGTCGAATAAGTAAATCATCTTCGCTCATCCCTCCATTTCACTTCTTTAACTGTTGCATTTGTAGCTGAAATGGTATCACGGTTTCTGACCTTGAAGTTTTCAAAATCGCTGAATAAATCAAGTTCACTTAAAATACTACGGTTCTTATACAAGGCTTTTACTTCATCCGTACCGAACACGATTGTAATATCTTGATTGGTATCATATGCACCAGTAAATGAAATTGTTTGTCGTCCATTTGTGATTCTGACTGTATCTGTTGTTTTTGTGGTTGTTACAACAATTTTTTCAGGCATAACTTCAAAAGCGCCCGTCAATTCGATAATGCCCGTAGAAGTTTTTAGCTGTGATTTCTTGTAGCCATCCGGAACGAGCAAAGAGAAACGGCTGACAATGCTTTTTGTGTTTTCT